GTCGGGCTGATGGCCCGCTCCCATGCGTCCTTCAGATAGCGGGCGTGCGCGGCCTCATCGATCACGAGGCGGGAGTACTTCCGCCCGCGGCCCGCGTCTTTGTCCTCGAGCGTCCAAAAGTCAACCACGCCACCGGTCATGAGTTCGATGCGCATTTCCGTCCGGTTGGCCTTGCGCGTCACGGGCTTGAGCGTGCGCTCCATGTCGCTCCACACGTCGAGCAGCAGCTTGTACGATGGTGAAAAGAAGGCCACCGGCTTCCCGTCAATCGCCCCGCCCTGCATCAGCGCCAGCCATTCCACAGCCAGCAGGGTTTTCCCGAATCTCCGCCCTGCGCTGATGACCTTGAATCGCGCCGGTGTCTCGAGCACGCGGCGCTGGCCTGGGTGTAGGTCGATCGGCGGGATGACGATGCGGGTCATTCTTCAGGAAACGGCTCGCCCGTGGCCTCTAGGATTGCGCGCTTGCCGGTGAATTTCTGCCAGCGGCGGACGGCTACATCGACGTATTGCGGCGATAACTCCATCGCGTAGCATCGGAGGCCGGTTTTTTCGGCGGCGATGATGGTTGTGCCGGTGCCGCTGAATGGTTCGACCGCCAGCCCGCCGTGGCGCAGGCTCGACTTCATCACCCGCTCGATCATGGCTACCGGTTTCGGTGTCGCGTGGCCGTAGCGTTCTTCTCCGGTCACGCGCGGGAACTCCCACACGTCGCGCATCGGTTCATGCGCGTTGTCAAAGTAGCTGCGCATGGCCTGGATTCCGGTTGTCGGGTCGCTTTTCACGCGATCCCACTCCGCCTTCAGCTCGCGCCACGGCCTCTCAAAGTGTCTAGGAAATTCGGACGCCAATTTGCGGTAGTGCTTTTCTGGGATCAGTGTGAACTGCGACCTGGTGAACCAGTGCGAATACATGCTGACACCGCAAACACGCTTCACATCGGTCTGTGTCATGCCTGCGGCCTTGGCCTCGGATTCCATGTAGCTGCGCAATGGCTCCCAACTATCTGGGAAGTCCTCGGAGTTCACATTGCCCAAAAACTGGTCGCCTAGCTGGAAAAACAGGCAGCGCTCGGTGGCAATCGGATATTGAGTCAGGTCTTGAGACGCCATGCCTGGGACGCTCTTTTTATCCCACACGATCTCGTTGCGCAGCTCCAGTTTTTCCGAATCGCCAAGGCCACCCACATACCAAAGACGCCACAGGTCTGGCGCGTTGCCCCAGATATATGCGCTTGCGTTGTCGTCCAGGAAACGGCGGTATGTCTCCCACCATTTCATCTGGAATGCGTCCAGCTCTTTCCCGTAGATGTTGTCGTTGGCAACTCCGTCGCTCTCCTTACCCATGCCGTATGGCGGGTCTGCGTGCAGCAGTTGCGCAGTCTTGCCAGCCATGAGCCTTTCAACATCGCCGGGGCGCGTGCTGTCCCCGCACATCAATCGATGGTCGCCCAATAACCAAACATCTCCATGTAGAGAAATTGGCGTCTCAACAACATCCGTGGCCGCATCCTCGTCGGTCTCGCCCTCGTTATCCGGCAAGCAGTCCAGCGCGTCCGCGTCAAGCCCCATAATCCTCGACAAGTCGGGGGCCTCAAACCCAAGCATGCCAACGTCAAACCCAAGATCGTGAAGCTCCTCAAGCTCAACGCCAAGCAATTCCTCGTCCCATCCAGAGTTTTCTGCGATACGGTTGTCAGCAATGACAAGCGCGCGCCGCTGCGTCGGGCTCAGATGGTCAAGCACCACAACCGGCACATCCTCCAGCCCCAGCTTGCGCGCTGCCAACACGCGGCCATGTCCTGCGATTATCACGCCGTCGCTGCCCGCCAGGATCGGGTTGGTGAAACCGAACTCGGCGATGCTGGCGGCAATCTGTGCCACCTGCGCGTCCGAGTGAGTTCGCGCGTTGCGTGCGTAGGGGATCAGCTTGTCAATAGGCCAGTGCTCGATCTTTCCAGCGATCCACGATGTGCCATTCGTCATTTCCCGTAGCTCCTTTCAATCACGATCTCCGGCTTGGCGTTTGCTTCCTCCAAGCCCCAATTGATCCGCTCCAGTCGCTGGATGATGGAGAGCGCCTCAGATGCGATCTTGGCTGCCTTCAAGTCTTCAAACGCCAGCACCTTTTCGTCCTTTGTGACGGCCACCTTGTGAGCCTTCAGGCCGGAATACAGCCGCTCCCTGGCGGCGTTTGTCTCTTCCTGGTGCCGCCTCACCACCTCGGCTGCGCGGTCTGCGGCGGCGTCTAGTGCAGCCGCGCGCTTTTTCGGATCGCCTGCCGTTGATATTGCGTTGACCTTCTCGTTGACTTTGCGTCTGACGATCTCGGCAACGTCCTGCCCATCGCTCCAGCCCTCAGCCTTCGCCCGACGATGGATGGCGGCCCTGTCCACCCCATACTTGGCCGCAAGCTCTCCAAAGCTCGCCCCCGCCTCCCGCTCGGCCCTCACATCCGCCCATGTGTCCTTGGTCAGTCTTGGCATATCAACACCTTGTCAATGCTTCCAATTGTAGACGTGGCCCGCGATCCTTGGCGGCACTCGCTGTGCGCAGCCTGGCAGCGCACGTTACACATTGTTGCAATTCCAATTGAGCCACCATTTGACAAGTAAAATATTTAGTGTATAGTACACCACATGGACAGCAGATGTGCTGCCACCCGCACCTCGGGGAAGCAGGGGTAAGGAGAGAGAAATGACCACCTACACAATCGCCACCATCAACGCCATGCTCATCGCTGTCATACCGGACGGCGGAGATATCGAGGCGGCTATCCGCGATTTTGAATGGGACTATGGGGACAAATTGGACCGCAAAGCTATCCGCGTTACCAGCGGATGCACCCTCACGGATGAGATCGAAGAAGGGGATGAAGTGGTGTACCGTTGCACCGAATACGGCTACCTTACTGACTTGGACGGTCGCACGTACTACGCAGCTGTCGTCCGCAAGTAAATCTGGGGCGCGGGGCACCTAGAAAACCGAGGCGCTAGCAAGCCCATCAGTAACACTATCTCTTGCCCTCGGTGTCTAGTACAACATCGACGCGCCCGCCCTTCGCCACCTCCGGCAGCATCTCAATTGAGAGCCTGAAGCGCGAATCATCAATGCCAAGCGCGTCAGCGATTCCGTCAAGCCCTGACTTTAGCGACGCGATGACGTTGTCCCAATCGCGCCTGCGCTTGTCCGGTGGGTATACGCGCAGAGTGACGCGTAGCGGCGCGCCTTCGGGCAGAGCCTTCGCAAAATCGCGCGCCCCGGCATCCATCGCCAGGATGCGCGCATCAGAACGATACCGCGACCGCGCACGGTGCACAGTGGCCCAATGCGCCCGTGCGTTCGGGCTGGTGGCCCGTGGCGGCCACGGGAGCGAGACGATCATTGGCTCTGCTTTCATAGGTCGCCAGTCTGCCTGAGCGCCCATCGGATCTGACCTGGCATCACCTCCGCCCCGTCCTTGACTGCATCGAGGATCGCCTTTGCGCGTGCAGCCGCTCCATCGCGGCCTTCAAATCCTCGACCGAGCCGCGCACCTTCTCCCGCGCAGCCAGCGCCTCGCGTCTTGCCTCCAACGACATCTCCAGCAGATAGCGAGCCTCGCACTCGATCAGCCACGCCCGACACCACGTGCATACCATGTGGCCGTCCGACAGCCGCGCCATTTTTTCTCGCTTGCATCCTTTGCACTCCATACCAATGCCATTCTGACGCGTTTACAGGCCCGTAGAGCGATTTTTTTGGCCTGGTTGATACATGGGTAGCGTCACGGCCTGATCGCGCCTTGTTGGGCCGATTTTTCTCCAGCAGCGCCGCCGATGCGTTCGGCGACGATCCGCCCAAGGTCTGCGATTGTGACAGCCTTGCCGCCAGCAGCGCCGCCCTTGTACACCATCCGCGCTGCCGCCTTGTCTCCGACCACGCACGGCTGCGGAGGCTCAAGCCCGCGCATGCGGTACACGTCATCCGAGCTCCGATCGCCTCCGAGCCTGCGCGGGTACTCGAACGAGCCGCGCGCTGCATACGCCCGGTACGACTCGCAAAACCGGTGTTGCAGGTAGGAAAGATCCTTGCTCTCTGTCCGGCAAAACTTTGGCCACCCGCCAATGTCCTCGATGGCCGCATGGATCGCCGGATCGTCGAACACCACGTCGGAGTACGCCCCGACGCGCTGCGCAGCGTCGAGCGCCTTGCCCCAGGCCAGCGCCGCCTTGTCCTCTGTCGTGCCTTCCAGCAGCCGCACGATGTCCGCGACCTTCGGCGCGAACCGGCCCGTGTCTGGGTTCATCGCGTGCCGCGTGAGTGCCTGACGCACCTGCTCCATCGTGTACCGCTCGCATGCCGCCCACCAGACGGACAGCACGTACGGGCTTGCGGTCGTGCCGTAGTACGCCATCGCGTCGGTCAACAGCTGCATGAATTGGTCTCGGTCTTCGGGTCTCATTCGTTTCCTCCTTGCGCCTCTCGCTTCCTCATCTGCTCCAGCCACTCTTGGCCGACGCGCCGGTTTTCCTCTTCGAGCGCGATCTGCCGGTTGAAAAACGTGCGCTGGCCTGCCGCATGCTGCGTTCCGGCCTGCTTCGCCGACGTGTACCAGTCCGCCCTGAAGCCCTGCCATCCAGCCAGGCAGCAGTGCGCGACAGCGTCTTGCAGGCTGATCCCGGCTTTTCCCGCCTCGCGTCTCATGCTATCGAGCACGGTCTGAGTGACATGGCCTGCTCTCTTGGCTTTGCGGACTTCGAGCCAGTCGCTGAACATCTGCTGGTCAACGTCTGGCGGGCACCCGGCGATGCGCGCGGCATGCGCGCCATTGCGCACGCTTTGCGTGCGCTTATCTACCTTTGGTGTTGGTGTTGGTGTTGGTGTTGGTGTTGGTGTTGGTGTTGGTGTTGGTGTTGGTGTTGGTGTTGGTGGCATTGCCACGGCATCGAAACCGCATGCCACGGCATCACCCGGCGATGCTGCGGCATTGCCTGGTGCGGCATTGCCTGGTGCGGCATTGCCGAGCGCCGAGCGCTGCATATACCAACGCCGGTTCGCTTTCTCGCGCTGCTTCTGTTGCTTGTCGAGCATCGCCTGGATTTCTTCGTCAGCGCGCTTGTTCACCCACCCAGCGTCGGTAAGCTCGAAGAACTCTTCCAGCACCACGCGCACCGCCTCGCGCTGCGATTCGGTCTGCGCCATGACAAGGCGGCACACGGAGCGCAGGTCGTCCGGGAGTGGCTTTTCCGTCAGGTAGTACACGTCCAGCAGGCGGCGGAAGGCGGCATCCTCTTCCCAGCTTAGATGCCGGGTCGCGCTGACGTAGTCCCCGATGTGGAAGGGGTAGTAGTTCATTGCGAGCCGCCTTGGAGCTTTTGCCGCATGTAGCCCCAATTGATGTCCGGGCGCAGTTCTTCGCACGGCACGCCGGTGGCCATCTCGATTCTTGGGCACATCTTCACGGGCGCTCGTCCGGCTGCGGTCCAGTTCCAGACTCGCTGGTTCGAGCACCCGATGAGTCCACCGAGCTTTGTCAGGCCACCGGCGGCCTCGATAGCCCGGCGCAGGGCGTCGGTTTGAGCTTGCTGCATGTCACCTCCTACGTTGCGGTTGCGGAGGCAACATCATACATCAAAACTTGAGATGTAAGCAGTGTAGCTGAGCCACACGCAGTAGACTCCGCGCCTGGTGCACCGCCCGCCGGCTCCGAACCTACCGGGGCCTCGGTCGCTGAACCGGCATAGCGAATCAGCGGACATCGTCTCTGCGTGACCTGCATATCTATGCGTGACCTGCATATCTATGCGTGACCTGCATATCTATGCGTGACCTGCATATCGCAGCCGATATAATTGCCGCACCACCTCGGTGGTTGTCTCATACCTTTCCATGCTCCTGCATCACATCCCCGCCACGCGCGGGGATTTTTTTGCCCGTGCTACGGAACCGTGTGGCCACACCAGCGCCGCTAAGGGGCAAGCTTGTCACGCGGCGGCCATGACTGGTCTGCCAGCACAGCAGACAGATACAAGCGCCACGGCACAGCTAAGCGGCGGCGCTCGATCCACTTGTACACGCGCATGGGGTTAACCCCTAGGACACGCGCAAGCGCGCGGGCGTTGCCGCCGCAGCGTGCGAGCGCGCTCGTCACGATCTGTTCGTCTGTAGGATGGTCGTTCATGGACTCAAGTATACGTGCGCGTCATGTTATTGGCTGACACGATCCGGTCGCCGCCGCCTACTACAGATACACACTGTTACAACTTTGTTTCCTTGGGTCAACTTTTCCGCGCCTTTTGATGTATACTTCAGTCAACGCAGCACGATGAAGCTGCGTACAACGAAGGAGCAAGGAATGGAACCACCCTACACCACACGGACAGGCCTGAAGATCGGGTCGGCATACCAGAAACGCCAGCGTCCGGAAATGGACAGCGACGCCTCCAGACTTCAGGAAGCGCTTCTCAGCCAAGACACCGGGCGGAGCGAGATTCTCACTGAAGATCGCATGACGGCCATCATGATCGCCATGATCGTGATCGTAGTTGTGCTCGTAGCATTGGAATGGCTGTGATGGACATCGAAACCAGAATTTCAGGCATCCCGTGCGTGGTGCGTGTGACGTATTTCGCGCCTTCCGACATGGGTTGCACGGGTGGCGAGGCTGACTTTTGGCGTCCGCCGTCGCCTCCTGAAATTGAGTACCACGTCCTCGACCGCCGTTGCCGCCATGCGCCGTGGCTGGAAAAAAAGCTCAACAGCCGCGAACGCGAGCGGCTGGAAGAAGAGATCGAATCGGTATTTTCATGAATGGAGCCAACTGTGAATAACCTTCACCCTGTTTTTTCGGATTGCTTGCAGTACTTCGCTGAAGGCCAACGGCTTGCGGCACATCCAGGCCATGAGGTGGATTTGACTCAAGCCGCCGATGCTGAAGCATCGAGCGAACAAAGCCGGATCACGACCAACGCACGCGACGAATGGCTCGCCAAGCGCCGCAGCGGCATCGGTGGCTCCGACATCGCGGCAATCCTGGGCCTCTCGACGTGGAAAACGGCGGTTGGAGTTTGGCTGGACAAGACCGGCCAATCGACCGAAGACGCTGTTGGCAATTCCGAGGCAGCGTACTTCGGCACGCTGTTCGAGGGAGAGATTGCGCGCGAGTACAGCAAACGCACAGGAAACGCCGTGCAGCGCGTCAATCGCATCCTTCGCCATCCTGAGCACGAGTGGGCGATCGGCAATATTGACCGCGCCATCGTCTCGCCGGGGAGCCGCGTGCGGGTGGCAGACGACGGCGGAACTCTGCTCGGCGCATCTGGGCTGCTGGAGGTTAAGACAGCCAGCGCCTACAAGTCGGGCGACTGGGGCCGCGAAGGGGATGATGACGCGGTGCCGGTTCACTACCAAGCCCAAGTCATGTGGTACATGGCAATCACGGGCCGGGCATGGGCCGATGTGGCCGCCCTGATCGGCGGGCAGCGGATGGTGATCCGCCGCATCCATCGTGACGACGAGACCATCGCCGCGATGCTGGAGCGTGCGCATGAATTCTGGCACCAGCACGTACTGACGCGCAAGCCGCCCGAGCCTGCCAAGGCCAAAGACGTGGAGAGGCTATTCCCGGCTGACAACGGAGAGTTCATCGAGGCAACGGATGACCTGCTCGCGGCCTACAACTCCGCGCGGGAAGCCAAGGCCAGAATCGCGCAAGCCGAGGCTGATTACGAGGCCTCCGCCGAGCGGATCAAGCTGGCTCTTGGCGAACGTTCTGCGCTCACGCTCCACGGCAAGCTGCTTGTGACCTGGAAAGCATCCAAGAAGAACCGCCGCATCGATTGGAAAGAAGTCGCAGCAGCGCTGAAAGCTCCTGCTGACATTATCGCAGCACACACCACCGAAACACCCGGCTCGCGCCGGTTCATCCTGAAGGAGATTTGACATGGCAACTACCCTCAAAGCCG